GATGCCAGTATTGGTTACAATAAACTAACAACGATCAACGGAGTATACAGAAACGTGCAAACTTTATCACAAAACATTACTTTAGCAGCAAGTGACAATGCACTTGTAGCAGGACCATTTACGGTACAATCTGGTTCAACCTTAACCGTACCATCAGGAGCAACGTTTGTCGTAGTATGAGCACACTTGAAGTAAATAAAATTACACCCGTATCTGGCGGAACGACAGTTCAAGTTGGGGAGTCAGGTGACACGATCAACATACCTGCTGGCGCAACGATAGCAAATGCAGGAACGGCAACTGGTTTTGGTGCAACACTAACTGGCTCAACTAATAATACTGTTGTTACAGTAACAGGTGCTAATGCTATGCAAGGAGAAGCCAACTTAACTTATGATGGCTCTACTTTAATTGTTAAACCATCAAGCAATACTTCACAATTAAAATTAGAACAAAATAATGCAACAGATAATTGGGGTATTTTTTGTGATAGTGGTGGTGGAATTTTAAAGTTACAACGATTTACGGGTGGTGCTACTACTACACCAATAGAAGTAACTTCAAGTGGTTTACTAGGAATAGGCACAAGTGGTCATTTTACTCCAACACAAAGATTAAATGTTTATGGCTCTCATATTTCTGAGGCAGGACTTGTAAGAATACAAACTTCAAATGGTAGTGGTGATGCAGCAATAGTAAAATTTATAGATGGTAATTCAGATACTTGTGGAGAAATATCTTTAAATGCAGGTGGAAATTCTGTTGCTTATGGAACATCATCTGACTACCGACTTAAAGAAAATGAAGTTGCTATATCAGATGGTATAACAAGACTTAAAACTTTAAAACCATATAAATTTAATTTTAAAAGTCAGCCTGAAAAAACAGTAGATGGTTTCTTTGCACATGAAGTATCTAGTGTAGTACCAGAAGCAATTAGTGGTGAAAAAGATGGAGACAAAATGCAAAGCATTGACCAATCTAAATTAGTTCCTTTACTGACAAGTGCCTTACAAGAAGCAATAACAAAAATAGAAACTTTAGAAGCAAGAGTACAAACATTGGAGAACGCATAATGGCTTCACAAATTAAAGTAAACGAAATCATCAAGCAGTCTGGATCGTCAATATCTATTGGTGAGTCAGGGGACACGATTAATCTTGCAGGGTCAGCGTATGCTGCAGCAGGAGATAATAAACCTTATTTTGCTGCATCTAATACAGCAGCACAAAATTTAAGTAATGCATCATGGACTAAAGTAACATTTAATCATGAAATTTTAGATGAAGGCAGTAATTTTGCAGATAATAAATTTACTGTACCTACTACTGGTGTCTATCATTTTGATTATTCAACTACGGGTAGAGATACTGATGATGATGTAGGTGTAGTTCTTATTGCATTATATAAAAACGGAAGTCAAGTTTCTAATTTTCAAACATACTTAGAGTTTGATTTTGGTAGTTCTGGTTTAGGTAGAAATTTAGCTATGTCAGGAAGTGCTGTATTGAGTTTAACAGCAAATGATTATATTGAAAGTTATGTGTATGTTTCTTCAGGAGGATCACCTTTGCAAGAAAAAGCATATTTTAGTGGACATAAATTAATAACATAGGATGATGACATGAGCAGTGAAATAAAAGCAGATAAGTGGTCCCCCGCTAGTGGAACGTCCGCAACGATCGGTGACTCAGGTGACACGTTTACGGTCCCGTCAGGCGTTACGCTTAATACATCAAGCGCAACTCTTACTTTACCATCCAGTGCTATTACAGGTCAAACGGCAATCACGTCTCTAGCTGATACTGACAAGTTTTTGGTATCTGATGCAAGCGATAGTGGTAATCTTAAATATGTAGAGAAACAATATATGCCTAGTGGTGCTATGACTTTTTTAAGCAGTACAGATTTATCTTCTGGTGTTGCAGAATTTTTAGATGTAGATTTTTTTACAACTTATTCAACCTACAAACATTTTATTCTTGATGTTCAATTAATTTGTCCAAGTTCTAATTCTAATTTAAAATTTATTTTTCAAAATTCTGGTGGTGATGTTGGAACTCATCAAGCAGAATGGAAAGGACAAAGAAATAATGCTTCTGATGAAGATGGAGGTACAAATGGTGGCTCTAGCATAAACCTTTTTGGTAACTCAGCTTCAAACAATGGTGATGGTATTAATATGATTATAGAATTGTGGCAACCTATTGGCTCTAGTAATGGAGATATTAATATGATGTGGAGAGCAACAGGTGGTCAAGCACAACAAAATTATTGGCTTTTTCAAACAGGTGGAGGTACTTCTGAAAGTGGTAATTCTGCAACTGGATTTGTAATAAAAAGAGCAAGTGGTAATTTAACTACTTCTGGTAATTATTCTTATGTTAAAATTTATGGAGTACAATCAACATGACAACTTATACTATTGCAGATGTTCATAGTAAAAAAGCTACTTCTCAAGGTTTAGTAGATTTAACTAATGAAGAAAAACAAAAATTAATTGATGAATGGAACGCATACGAAAGTGAATCAGCTACAAGAAAACTTGCACAGATAAAAGAAATTAGATTACAAAAACTAATTGAAACAGATTACCTTGCTAACTCTGATTTAACAATGCCAGATAACGTTAAGACGTGGAGGCAAACTCTTAGAGACTTGCCAGCCAACCACACGGATGAGGCAGCGTATGATGCATTATTAGCAAG